AGGATCGAACGGAAGTTTGTAATTGGTTAAGGCAATCTTCGCACCCATAACAACCAACTCTGTCTCAAAGTTGTCCATCATGTAGTTGAAGAACCTGTCCGCTTGTTCATTCCAAGTTTTGTCTTTCTTCTCGTGTGCCTGTTGTAGTTCATAGCACAAAGAAACTGTAAGAGAGTACATCGCTGATATCTCTTTTGTTTTAAGGTCTCGGACCTTACCGCTCAATATATCAGATGGGTTAGGTAACTGACCGCTAATCTTACGATGATTCATAAACTTAACGGCCAGGCCTTCTCCTACGCAACCTGCTACGAGGTCAGTGAGCGTACTTTCTGGCAGGTCATCTGATAGAAGTTGGGATACGAAACTCCATGATCTAGGAGTTGCAAATGATCTAGAACTGCCTCTAGGATCAAAATCGTATAAATCTTGTTTGGCGAACGTGCAATAACCTACGACATCTGCGTGTACGTGTTGGTTAGTCGCCCATTCCATCCAGTCTTCAAAGTCCACTCTTAACTCTACGTGAACAAATCTGTTTGCCAATGGAGCCGGCATTCTGTAAGTGACACCCTTGTCTGAGTCTCTGTTACCTGCCGCTACAATTGAAACGCCTGCTGGTAGGTGATACTGTCCTACTCTTCTGTTTAGTATAAGTTGATAAGCCGCCGCCTGCACAGCCGGTGCCGCCGAGTTTAACTCGTCTAAGAACACAATAGCATTACTCTTGGGATCAGTTGGCAGTTCTGCCGGACTTGCCCAAACCATGTTGTTTTCTTTTGAATTGTAATAAGGAATACCCTTGATGTCTGTAGGTTCCCATAGTGGAAGTCTGATGTCGATCACTTCTCTGCCTTCTGAATCTGCGATCTGTTTTACGATGTCTGACTTACCAATACCTGGTGCACCCCACATCATTATGGGTCTCTGTAATTTGATACAATGTGTTAGTGCTGATTTCGCCTCGTTGGGTGAAACTGTTCTGTTTTGTGAGCCTATTGCGGCTTCTTTGTTTTTGTTTGCTCTTGGCATTTTGTACACTCCTGTTTAAAATGTTTATAATACCATTATAGCAGAAATGTGTTATGCGTCAACCTGGTAAATGTGGCTTAAAAGTCGCTGTTTTATTGACTTTTTTGTTCGTCCATCTTGCTCATTGCCCGTGCAAGTCCGTATTTTGTGATATCTCCGGCAAAAAGCATCAATTGTAGAGCCATTTTCTCCATGGACACAATGATCTTCTTTTTGTCCACGTAGTAAGGACAGTCAACAAACTCGTCTAACCATAGGTATGTCTGTGGTGTGAATATGACTTTGGCAGGAAATTTAATGTCATAGGTTTTGATGTCTAATTTTTCAAGCATCTCAAGTCCAGGTTTGGTCAGACGCAAGGATCTTGCCTGATAACTTTCCCTTACATTCTGCCACCAAGTGTAGTAGTTGGTTTTTATACTTTCGTCGTGTGTTGGTTGCTCTAGCAGTTCCAGGAAGGTTCGGGTGTATGCAGTCTTGCGATCCATACAATTAATTATCTAGTGAATTTGTCGCCTGTTTTTAATAGGTAAACACCAAACTTGTCAGTGTTGTGTTGAACGTTCAACTTCTTAGCCAAGTTCTCTGCGTGTCCTGGATTAGAGAATGACACCTTCTTGTATTTTGGACCTGGGTAGTTTGCCACAAGACTTGAACTCTTCAAGTTGATTGGTTTACCATCATAAAACACCGCCCAAATTCCTTCCGCGGCTAGGACTTCGTCCATTTTGAAGGTGGCTTTATTGCTGTGTTGCAACAGCACTGTGGGTTTTGGTCTACTCATAGATTTACTCTTTACTATGTATATTTACCAAAAAACGCTTCGTGTATGAATATTGGACAGGTTTGTTTATATTACCGTTGCAACCTATTGACGTTATTTTTTATTATCGAATCCGCCGCCGTCCATTTCTATGTCTATGGTCTGTGCTTCTCTGGCAGTCTTTAGTGCTTCGATAATTTCTTCTTGTATGGTGACCATACGTGTCATCACTTGCGTGAGGCTGTCTGCAAGTTGATCTGCTTCCTTGGCCGGGATAACAATCTGTCTCTCGCCCTTTTGACGTAGGGTTCTGATCCTGCCTATGAGATCTTCTATGGGTCTAGTTTGAATCTTGGAATTGTTTGACTGCGTCATTTAGTACCTGTTGCATTTCTAGTTTGGTCTTGATTGGACCTTTGTAGTCGTATCTCGAAAGTGTAATCATCTTGGGACAGTATGCTTTACGCCATCCTTTTTCAAAACAGATTATGTAGTAACCTGCACAGAACTGGCTTTTTGATTTTGGTGTCTTTGTGTAAACGGGTAATTGTTTCTGAACATCGAACATTGGATTGTAAGGATGTTGGCTACAAGGGTAACCATGAACATCAAAGTTGTCCATTTGTACCTCTTCTTCTGGTTTTTTCTTATTTGATTCATCAAACATTCCAAATCCAAACTTTGTGAACAGGCTCTCCTGTGTGTGGAACACCTCCTTATCCTTCTGTTTGCTGAGGAATATCCAACCGTTGTCTTCTTGTTTCTGAAGGGTACCTAACTTTTGGCCGTTTTGCTCGACAATCCAAAATTTGTCCTTGACTAGGGTCTTTGCTCTCACTGTCATGATACTAACCTCGCATTAAAAGGCTCAACATACAGTTGTGCCTGCTCACTAATCCTATTTAAATCGTACTTGCCGCAGAACCTCATGAATCTGATTCCAACTTGGTCAATGCTTTTGCTTTCTGCCTTGGCCTGTGCAATCGTTTGATCAAGTTCTTCCACGATCGCTTCTGGCTGTGCGTGTAGATCCACTAATGCTCTATTCCTTTCATAGTCTTCCATCACTCTGTGTTCGTTCCCGTCATGGTCTACCCATTTGCTTAACATAAGATTGTTCCAAGTGTAGCCTTTTTCATTGCGATCAGCGAATGCCTCTTGCAATCCTATCTTGTTCTTTGTGCCTTTTGTACGCACACCTGGGTATGCACTAAAGATGTTGTCACTGGGGTCACCCCTCATGGCCTTTTCAAACACGATCCACTCTGTGTCCGGTGCAGGCTTAGGTGCTTTTAATTTTTTGTCTATTACAGGCTTGCCTGATTTAGCGTCAAACCAACCCTCGTGTGTAAGAGTGGTCTCGTTTACACCATTGTACTGTTTCACACGTGGTGTGATCAACTGATTCAAATCTTTGTCTGTGCTTATGATAACATGTTCCTGGTCAGGATGTTTATCTATCCATCTTGCTATAAGATCATCTGCTTCTGTTCTGCCGTTTCTTAGAACTGTGGCATTTGTTTTCGTTTTGACAAAGTCAACAAAGTCATCATATACTTCCCAGAACACTTCGTTTTCTTCTTTTTCTTTTTCAGTCATGGCATCTGCCATTTCTTTACGATTCCTTTTATATGGTGCATACATGTCTTTTCTAAACGATCTTCCTTCAAGACAGAAAACTACATGTGTGCCTCCAAAGTCTTGCCATGCCTTCTTGATTGAATTCATCATGATGTGTATTGCCATGCCCACCTTCTCAGAAGTGTCTCCCCTGATCACGTGTCTAGCACGGAAGAACGTGTTCGCTGTGTCTACTAGTATGTGTGTCAAATTAACCCCACCAGTTCTGTGTGAACTTGGGAAGTCTTTTTTTGATAGGCGTCCATATTGCTATCTCGGCCCTGCCAATAAATTTAGGTCTTGGGACCAACCAGCCTATTAGGATACCAAGTAAAAAATAACCCATTACGATACCTCCGTTTTGCCGTCGTCTCTTCTATTAATTTGTACGTATCCAGATCCAGTGACGTCTATGCCTTGTTCATTGCCAATGGTTTTGCAAAGTGTCTGGAACCATCTGTCTACAATCTCTTCTTCAGAAGAACCCTCGTATCCAGACTGTTTCAACATATTCACAAACTCATCATTCCAATCTAGCTCAAAGAAACCGTTTCTAGGATTCTCAGGGTTTACATTAAGATTTAGAACTTTCACAATTGGCTCCTCGCTCTTCTTCTTGCCTTTGCCTTTTACGTTCTTCTTCTTGATAGTTGTCTTTGCTGTTTTTTTAACTTTCATATATCTAATTATACACTATTTTTTCAATTTTGCCAAGTGATAAGGATTTGCAATTCCGTTAAATGTTGGTAAATTTGGATTCATTGCTTTGTAGTGTTGAGGATAGGTTTCAAGCCATTCTGAGATTTCTTTGGTGTTTGTAAAAAAATTATTACAAAAAGGCACGTTCACAAAGTCGTTATGCTTTTCTAAATACGCACTTATGTATCCTTCTTCTACCACATCTAGATCGCTAAGGTCCATTCCTTTACCATTGTTTATGCATTCTATGACTTGATGTACCCTGTGTCTCGTGTCAATGAATTGTATTCTTTTGTAAAACTCGTCATATACAGACCAGTCTACGTTTTTTATCTGCAAGTTTGTCTTAGCATCAATACGCCATATCATGTCTTGGAATCTTTTTTTATCCCAAAAGTCCGATACAGGAACGCATAATGAATTAGATGGTAAAATTTTTTTGGATTGCTTGTCTAGTTTTAAGAAGCCACTGGTCATGGGATTAAGATATCCCATTTTGTACAAGTCTCTTTTTACACAACGGGGAACAATATTGCCTGTGATGTTGTACATATTTTTCAACAGTTCACGCCACTGTAGTATTTCAATTTGTCGATCAGTCAGGAAGTTTTTGTTTACATCTATCTTGAGATCATCGGC